CCTGAAGGTTTTCTCTTTCGTTGTTGGTCTGATCTCCGTCTATGTGATGGATCTCTAAACCCTTTGCGACCTTAACCTGATCGCACACCTCACACTGCTTGCCGCGCTCTCTAAAGAGATACTTGCGCAGCGTTCGTGATCGGTAGTCCGTACCCTCTCGAAACCGCTCCTTGCCTATATGCTCACCGCAACATTGCCGTGAACAGTAGAAGCCGTTCTTTTGTGAGTATCGGTATTGAAAAACCAGACCGCAGTTTCTGCACTCTGATTCACCCCAGAACTGAGGGTTTCTTTTTGACACACGTTTCTCCTGTTGCGAATAGGAAGCCCCACAATAAGCAGGGCATTTAAATCTGTCAACGTTTTTTTAGTTTACTAGTACCAAGTGTTACGTCTAAGGGTGTTCTTAGAGTTTCGTTGGGAGTTTCCAAAGTGCGCCCTTGCGCTGACCTTTAGTTGCTTCTTATTCCTGATCGGCTGGTACTTGCTTGCGCCTTCCTCCACTTGCTCGATCTCGCCGCCCTGATCCAAGAACTTTTGAACCTGATCCTCAAGCTCTTTGCTTTCGTCAGCCTTGTCTGCTGACCTGAACGGTTTGACTCCGTTGGTTAGTGTAAGAAACTCCCGGTGGAATCCGGGCCTTTTCTGCTTGTTTAAACGTGCCATAGATTATTCTATGCCTCCTCTTCTTTGCCATACAGTTCGTCCCACTCCTCTTGAGTGACCCCGCTGATCAGGAACTCACGATCCTCTGCGGGTAGGTGAGGCATGATGTCTTGGACATTGCCTTCACCACGTATGTATTTTACATACTGAGCAGGGGTAATCGGAAGATCTTTTGTGCGTGTTTTGCCACTCGCCAGTGATTGTCGCGTTACTCTCATGCGCTCCCCTTCTTGGTGGTTAGATAAAATGTGTACAGTATCAGCATCACGAAACTCGCTGACACTGCTACAAGCATACAGCTACCCATGATCTTGGATAGCGTGTCGCCTAGCTCGATGAACACAAAGCCTGTGTACCCCATGAATAAGTTGGCAAGCACCCAACTCGATAGGCCCAGCAGGTTGTAGATTAAACTGGCAAGTTGTTTAAACGTTACCTTCATATTAAAACCCCTCGCTTTCAGTGAAATATTTAAACCTTTGTTCGATTCGTATTGGTCTGTCACCAAACAAACCATGCTCTTTAGCTTGCAGCTTGCAGTCGTGAAAACTTTTTGCTGGGAAAACATATTCTGTCTGATAGTTTCTATCCGACTCGCAGACAACAATGTAATCTTTAATAGTCATCGTCATCTTCATCCCTCCCTACCAATTCAACATAAGACCCGAAGTTCCTCTCGAATACATCGAGCAGGTTCTCGTAGTCTCCCGCCATCATTTCTTTTGTGATCGCGTTGCCATCCATGTTGAGTTGCTTGGCAAAGCTCTTTGCGTAGCCAATTAACGATAATGCGTTACCGTCTTGGCCTGTTATGTCTATCTGTCTCATGCTGCCCCCGTTTCCCTGTGAATTGATATACGTGTGTGGTCATTGGCATAGGTGTAGATCGTGATGCCCAGCTCTTCGATCTGATAGCCTATGCATGGCCCGTGGTCGATGTCGTGATCGGTTTGTTTCTTACAGAACCAATGACCTTCGATATCTTCCTGATGTATTTGATTGCTCAAGTCATAACTCCTTGGGGGCCAAGCCCCCCTGTTGTTGCGAAAGGTTAAGCCAAGGGTACTCGGCTGAAGAAATGCTCTGGGCTGTCCCAAAGCCTGTCAGCGTCTGCCTTGTCAAGCAAAGCGTTCTGCCTACGAATCAGCGCAGTAATCATGCGCTTCTTCTGTTCGAGGCTCGTGTTGCTATCATCACGCACTGCGAAGATGATCTCGGTTATTGCCTCTCCGATCTGGTGATCGGCCCACGTTGATGGCGTTTCACCATCGCTCATATCAGTAGTGAACATATCGTTCTCCCTGTTGCGGTTGCGTTTAAACAATGTATTCATTGTTGTTTCATTTTCGTGCCGACTTCTTTATTAAGATTCTCGGCATACTCTTTCGAGTAAACTTCTCTGTTGTTGAAAAGATAAATCGGAAACAAGGCTTGCCAAGCAAACAGATGATACTGATTGCTGGTATCTACCAGCCGCTTCTCCATCGGATAGATCTCAACGGCCTCCCAATCATCTCCTAACACTGCGTTCTTTATCCGCTGCTTTGCTCTCCAATCAGACAAAGGCTTGCGATCTATACGCTTGATTGAAAGGTACGTTGGTACGTTCTCTCCGAACCCATGCTGCTCGTCCCATAGCTCCCGCCTTAACACTTGAAACTTAGGCGACAAGTAGCATTGAGTCTCATCGTTCTCTCTCTGCAAGATCCTCACGTTTTGCCAGACCTTTTCATCTGTCCAGCTTGACGGACACGTTTTCCTTGTAAGCGCAAACATCTTGTCTTCATCCATGCTAGGCGTTCCTACCACACGAAAAACGAAATCGTTGTCTCGGTATTCCTGATCCATTGCTGCTCCCTGTTGCGAATAGGTTACCATTGTAACCCGATTGTTTAGTTGGTTGTCAAGTGTAAACCTTACTCCCAAGGATATGACTCTGCCTTGGGAGCCTCACATCTTTCGCTGTACCCATGACCCGCTCCTCATGTGAGGTGATGAGCGGCAGCAAGTTTACCTTCGCCAGATCCAAATCATTTCGTTCTCCTGTTGTTTAAACGTTATGCAGCCGCTGGGGTTTCCCCCAGTGCTGCGTCATTCCAATGTCTCTGAACAGTCTCGACTGCTTCTTCTTCGGTTTGGTATCCTCTGTCTCCGTACATCGGGGGGACATACATTGCGTTGGTTTCGATGTCCTCCTCCTTGAGCGTCAACACACCGCCGTATCCAGAGATGTAATCGTCAGAGTGTATCTCGATAAGCCGCATCCATACTCTGCGTAGCATGGAGGGGTGAGCTGTAGCGAAGGCGATCCTGTCCATGTCGAGATGTTCGCCAGACTCCTTGATCGTGATCTTGTAGATCAGGGTGCTGACCTTCTCGCCGTCAATCCTTGCGCCGCTCACACCAACTGCGTTGACCGCTACGATGTGAACCCGCTTGCCGCTTGCCTCGATCTGATCCACAAGGGCCACGATAGCAGCACCTCTTCGTATCATTGCCTCGGTGCTGGTGTCCCACGTTGCCCCAATGTCTACGTACATGGTGACGATAGGCATCTTGCGGTTGGTGTCGTTCTCGTAGAGCGTCATCATGTTGTCAGGCACTCCCGCCGCTGCCGCTGGGATGTGAGGCATTGCACCAGAGGGGGCGAACTCCCATGTGGGCTGGTCGATCTGTTGTACCAGCGCTGATGCAAACTCTGCGCTCTGTGCTAGCTCGCTGCGTCCCTCTGCCCATCCGTTGACCGCCAGCTCGATTGCCTCATCGAATGTCTTCGTTCCAGCAAACCCCTTGTCCTTGGTGTTGGATGATGTCATGCCTTGATCCTTGGGAACACCGTTCCGCATCTCGTTCATCACTTCGTGATAGGTGGTCTCGATAATCATTTTCTTGTTGCGCTTTGCCATGTTTAAACTCCTTAAGCTACTGCTTGGCTGTCGGTGAGTGCTTGTGTTGCCTTGATCACTCGTTGGTCAGTGCGGATCTTTTCAAGATCGGCTTCATTGAATCCCTTGTTGAAGATGGTTTCATCTTTGATGTCATCCAAGTTATCACCAGCAGCGATTAGTATCGCTCCGTTGATGCTTGCCCTTGGGCTGACGATGTAGCGCATCTTGTGTTCCTCTGCTACGTGCCTCACGGCTTGCACAAAGTCTACCCATGCATCGTTGCCAGCTATGACACGCTCCAGCTCCTCGTCGTATCCCATAGGGATGTTGACGTATCGATCCAGTGTTGCACCGTCTAGTGGGTTACGTCCTACGTACTGGGCTGTTGCCCCATGTCCAAACGTGTTGCCTGTTGCCATCACTACGAAGTCGGGATGCTTCTTGACCATCTCCCCGTTGGGGAAAGCCGCGATCTTGTTGGCTGTGATAGCGTTTAAACGAAGCAACGCATTAGCGTTGGAAGCGTCCATCTCATCGAACAACACCAGACCGCCATTCTTGAATGCCTTGTACAGCATGGACTCAACGTAGTTGCCTTGAGCGTTCATGTATCCCTCAAACTCGTGGGCCATGCCAATTGCACCGTAGGCATAGAACGGAAGGCCAAGCGCCTCGGCCACTTGCTCCGCAATCGTGGTCTTGCCAGAACCAGCAGGACCGGGAAGGTATACGTTTAAACGAGCTGCAATCTTGATGAGTACCTTCTCGAACACGTAGTGTCGAGCCTCAGTGCCAAGGTTTTTGCTGTAGTCACCTATGGTGATGGTCAGCTCGGTCTTAACCGTCTTGCCTACTTGCTCTCGGATCTCCTCAAGCTGTGGCTTGATCTTCTTGGTCATAGTCTCTTCGAGCTGTGCTACAGCAGCAGCCATGCTTGTCTCGTCAACCACAGGTTGCCCAGCATCAGGGCCATTCAACCAGAGGTTGATCATGCCTTGGTCGCTTACGTTGGTCTTGCGGTAGCGAACTGCAAGCAGTTTCAGAGCGGATGTTTGGAGGGCGTTGGGTGTGTCTCCCAACTGGATTCCATCCAGCGCATCGATGATTTTGTTTAGCGAATGATGCGGAACAATGTTAGAATGATCGAACATGAAATGTTCTCCTTGTTGCGATTTGTTTAAACGTTACTCAGTGACCAGCGAAGCTGATGAACACACTGGGCATGGTGAATTGCTGTGTATCAAAGATACCCACTTGGCAGAAGCTCTTGCGGTGAAACCGCAGCCGGTGCAAGAGATTTTCAGCATCCGAGTGCCTTGCTTCTTGCGCATCTGGGGATCAACCTTCGAGTGTGGATACTCTCCGAGTATTTCGGCAATGGCTCGAAGCTCGGTGATGAGGAGGGGCGTAGCGTTGTATTCGCCGTCAGCACTCATCAGAGCGGTGAGGGGTGTTTGTAAGCCTACGGCTTTCGCGACATTGGCAAAAGCTCCCTTGTGTCCCTCTTGGTTGCCTACATAGACATGAACCATTTCATGGAGCAGAACCAGCAGCACCTCGACTACATCATCCATGATGGGGTTGATGAACATCTCGGCAGTACCGTTGGAAGATATGGCTGGATCAAAGGCTTGACCAAGGGTCACCTTGCCAGTACGTGATCCACGGTATCCAATGGGGAAGCCACAGGATACAGCGTACTTACGTAACTCCCACGACTCGGGTTGGATGCCAGCTTTGATGAACAGCTCATTAATGAGCAATATGATTGCAGCGTTTAACCACTGCTCTCGGTCAGTGTATATCTTATCCATAGGATAACTCCTTGTTGCGAAACTCTAGTTTAAACGTTTTCCACTTGTATAACAAGCAGAGCGTATCACATAGGACACTACGTTACCGTAATGCCCTACAGGATCAGCTCTTAGCTGTTGCCGATGCTGCAATGTACCAGTCTTTACGGAAGCCTTTAGGCTTCTTCAGCTCATCCATATCAGCTAAACGCTGTAGGACGGCTTCTTCTGCTTCACGAGCAGATCCGAATGGCCCATTGTGTATCGTGCCATGATTGGCCGATTCGCTACCGTAGTAGTAGTTCTTGTCTGTTCCCAGACAAACCCAGTATCGGTACGGCTTGTTGCCGCTACACACTTCCTCATGGAAGTAATCATCGTATGTCATAGACATCTCCTTGGTTGCAAGATCGAATCTCGTAGTGGCCTACCGTTATCGTAAGCCGCTCTAAGATGGAATCTTAGCTACTCGGGTACTATGCACATCTCCTGTGCTACACAGCTCCTTAGCTATGCTACCCACTGGTTTGGCGGTATCGAGGGAGACTCGAAAGGCCGCTACGCCCCAGTTCCGACATCCTTTCAGCTTCGCTGTAACATCACATCGCCGTTAACATGATGCACCCCAGATCCGTGGGGAGGTGGCCTACACCTATCGGGCTACAGTGAGAGGGAGTTGCTCCGTCGCTGTTGCCATTACAGTAAGGTCACATCGTTTAAACTTTGTCAACTAGATTTTATTCCAATAAGTTTCTTATACTACGTATAACTTTTGCATTGGATCGCGCTATGCCTCATATGCATACCTCGGTGAAGGAACGCTTGTTTGCTCGGTACGTAGCCGAAGGCCACACGCAGAGTGAGGCGGTACGTATGGCAGGTTACACAGGTCATCCAGCAAAGCTGGGAAGTAAGTTGGTTAAAAGGGAGGACGTTATGGAGCTAATAGATCGTAGATCTAAAGAATTGGAGGAGGAAAGGGCTATATCTCTCTCCGATCACCTAGAATCACTGGCATCTCTTCGAGATGAAGCCAAGGTTGCTGGGCAATATAGCGCAGCTATCCAAGCAGAGCATCACAGAGGCAAAGCCTCTAGGCTTTATGTGGATCAACAGCACGTAGTGGAGCAGAAGGTTGACTCACCTACGGTGATATTGGAGCGTTTAAACAATTTGCTGTCGCAGGACTAGTGCGCATTATGCCTAGGAGTCCCATGAGCGATGCGTTTACACGGTGTGCAGCACCCCGGACCGCCCGCATTATGCGTAGGAGTCCCACACATACCTATATATACAAATTCTGACATTCAAAGACCCCCACTTTACAAACCCCTACCCCTGTAAACCAGTTCTTACTTTCCGGTTTACACCACAAAAAAATTTTATATAAATTAAAAACCATTTCTGTTAACTAAATGTTAGTTGACAGTGTTATAATGGTTGACAGCCAAAGGGTGCAGCTCATCCTTTCGGAATAAGTCTGGCCCACTTATGGCTATAACGGGCTTTTGAAAGAGGGGCCGGAGAGCCTAGGGGACTCTCCAGCCAATTCGGGTTGTGTTAGACCCGAAGGAAGGGACTGCTTTGCTTTGCTAAGCGTTATCTATACTATACGGCAATACATGGATACACAACAACAGTTTAAACAGCTTAAGGATAAGCTGACTCCTGAGAAGTTGATGTCCCTTGATGCTTCAACTCGTAAACAAGTGCTTGCTTTGATGAATGATCTTGAAGTATCTGTCACTAGGGAGAAGGGTCAGGAGTCGTTCTTGGACTTCTGTTCCTCTGTATGGCCCGCTTTCATAGAGGGGCATCATCATGTCAAGATGGCTAAAGCGTTTGAGAGAGTCGCTTCTGG